GATCAAACAATTAGTAATGCAGTATTAGCAGGACCAGTTACAGTAACTGGAACACAAACTATAACAGGAACGGTAGTAGTAATTTAATGAGTAAGATAGAAGTAAACACAGTTGAACCACAATGCGGAACTACTTTAACAGTAGGAGAGTCTGGTGGTAGTGTTAGAACAGGTTCTAATAATTTACAAGCATCTGATGGCGGTAATTTAATAAGTCAATCAGGCACTACAATTACTCTTGGTGCAAGTGGAGATACAATAACACTTGCAAGTGGAGCAAGTCAGACAGGTTTTGGTAGAACAGGGACTGTTGATTGGCAGACAGGATCAATTAAAACAACTACATTTACAGCAGCAAATGGGGAGGGTTATTTTGCAGATACATCTTCAGGTGCTATTACAATGAATTTACCAGCAGGAACTGCAGGTAATATTGTTTCTGTTGTAGATTACACAAATACTTTTCAAACAAATGGTTTAACTATTTCACCAAACGGTTCTCAAAAAATAGGTGGTGTTGCTGCAGATATAACTTTAACAACAGAAGGACAATCAGTCACTTTAGTTTATGTTGATGATACTGAAGGTTGGAAAAATGTTCAAGACTCAACATCTAATGTAACAGGTAATGCTTTTATATCAGCGACTGGTGGAACTATTACCACTTGTGGAAATGACAAGATTCATACTTTTACAGGGCCTGGAACTTTTACAGTTTCAACTGCTGCAGTTTGTGCCGCAAATAATGTTGTAAGTTATTTAGTAGTTGCTGGTGGTGGCGGTGGAGGTTTCCAATCTACATCAGGTGGTGGTGCAGGAGGTTTTAGAGAAGTAAAAAGTCCTACAACTCCCTATACTGCCAGTCCTTTAGATGGTTATCCATCTTCACCTAATAGAATTACAGTCACAGCACAAGCGTATCCAATTGCAGTAGGTAGTGGTGGAGCAGGATCAACGAGTGCTTCAAATAATGGAACTCCAGGTAATGTTTCAACTTTTTCTACGACTAGTTCTGCAGGTGGTGGCGGTGGTGGATCTGATGGATCAGGAACTGCTGACTCTGGAGGATCTGGTGGTGGTGGAGCAAATGGAAATGGTGGAGGAGCAGGAAATACCCCTCCAGTTACTCCATCACAAGGAAATCAAGGCGGACCATCCGCAACATCAAGCCCTTCTGGCGGTGGTGGTGGCGGTGCAGGTGCTGCAGGATCTCCTCAACCTAGTAACACAGGTGTTGCAGGTGGAGCAGGAGTAGGAACTTTAATTAACCCAGCAACTGGAGAAGCTGGTCCAGGACCTTCAAGATATTATTCAGGTGGTGGAGCATCGGGTACAAGACCAGGAACTAGCCCAGTCGCTTCAGGTGGTATTGGAGGTGGAGGTGATGGTGGTACTTGTAATGTTACAGGAACCGCAGGAACTGCTAACACTGGTGGTGGCGGTGGTAATGGAAGATCAAACGGTTCAGGTGATGAAGCACCTGGAAGAGCTGGTGGATCTGGTATAGTTGTGATAAGGTATAAATTTCAATAATTATGACAAGTAAAATAAAAGTAGATAGTATAGCAGACCAAGACGATAATAACATTATCAATGAAAGTGGTGATGTAATTACAGTTGGTGCAGCTGGTGATACAGTTGCAGTTGCAGGAAACATTGTAAAATCAAATGCGTATCAAGCATCCGATGGTGGAAATATTGTAAGTCAATCTGGAACTACTGTTACACTTGGGGCAAGCGGTGATACGATCACTTTAGCATCAGGGGCCTCACAAACAGGTTTTGGTAGAACTGGAACAGTAGATTGGCAGACAGGTAGTATTAAAACATCTACATTTACTGCAGCTAGTGGTGAGGGATATTTTTGTGATACAAGTGGTGGAGCATTTACAGTCAATTTACCAGCAGGTTCTGCTGGAGCGATTGTTTCTCTTGCAGACTACACAAGAACTTGGCAAACAAATAATTTAACCGTTTCACCAAACGGATCAGAAAAAATTGGTGGTGTTGCTGGAGATTCAATTTTAAATACAGAAGGTCAATCAGTAACTTTAGTTTATGTAGATGGAACTGAAGGTTGGATAAATGTTCAAGATTCTACTAGTGCTATTAAAGGAAGAGTCATAACTCCTTTTATAATTGCAACAGGTGGAACAACATCAACATCTGGAGATTGCAAAATTCATACATTTACAGGTCCAGGAACTTTTTGTGTAACAAATGAAGGTACAGGATGTAATCAAGTAATTTCTTATTTAGTAGTTGCAGGAGGTGGTGGTGGCGGACACGACGATGGTGGTGGCGGAGGAGCTGGTGGATTTAGAGAATATAAATCTCCAGTAACACCATATACAGCTAGTCCTTTAAATGGTAATCCAGGTGGAACAGCAGTTACAGTTTCTTCTTTAGGTGGTATTCCAGTTACAGTAGGTGCTGGTGGATCTCCTGGTACTCCAGGAGGACCAAATTGTGGTTTTGCTTCAAGTGGTTCAAATTCAATTTTTTCTACTATAACTTCTACAGGCGGAGGTTTTGGTGCACGAAGTCAACCAAGTAGTGGAGGTGGTGGTCCCGGTGGTTCTGGAGGTGGCGCTGATGCTCAAAGAACTGGAGGAACAGGTAACACTCCACCAGTTACTCCTTCTCAAGGAAGTAATGGTGGAAATGGAACTCCAGGTGGAAACGCTGGTGGTGGTGGCGGTGGGGCTACAGGAGCAGGCACTGCTGGTAATGGAAGTGCCCCAAATGCAAATGCAGGTCCTGGTGGTGCAGGAGCAACAACAAGTATTACAGCAAGTCCAGTAGCATACGCTGGAGGAGGCGGTGGTGGTGGCTTTGGAACTGGAGGAAGCGGAGGATCTGGCGGAGGCGGTCAAGGTATGAGTAACACTAGTCCATCAGTAGGTTCTGGTACTGCAAATAGTGGCGGTGGTGGCGGTGGTGGAGCAACTAACTCGGGTCCAAGAGCTGGTGGAGCCGGTGGTAGCGGAGTTGTTATAATAAGGTATAAATTTCAATAGGTAAATTATGAGTGAAGTAAAAGTAAATAAAATTAGTCCAAGAACAAATTGTGGTACAGTCCAGTTAGGAGACAGTGGTGACACTATTACAATTCCTGCTGGTGCAACAATCACTAACAATGGAACACAAACAGGTTTTGGTAGAACAGGAACTGTTGATTGGGATACAACTACAAAAACATCTACATTCACAGGGGTATCAGGTGATGGATTTTTTTGTGATACAAGCAGTAGTGCATTCACTTGTAATTTACCTTCTGGAACAGCAGGTTCAATAATATCACTTGCAGATTATGCAGGTACATTTCAAACAAATAATTTAACTGTATCACCAAATGGCACACAAAAAATTGGTGGAACAAATGCTGATGTAATTTTAAATACAGAAGGTCAATCTGTTACATTTGTATATGTAGATGATACCCAAGGATGGATTAACGTTCAAGATTCAACTTCAAATGAAAGAGGACAAGCTTTTATAGTAGCAACCGGCGGAACAATAACAACTTGTGGTAATGACAAAATTCATACGTTCACAGGTCCGGGAACTTTTACTGTTTGCACTGCTGCTGTATGTGCTGCAAATAATGTAGTTTCTCATTTAGTCGTAGCAGGAGGTGGTGGTTCTTCAAATGATGGAGGTGGCGGAGGTGGAGCAGGCGGATTTAGAGAAGTTAAATCTCCAGTTACTCCTTACACAGCTAGTCCTTTAGATGGTTATCCATCTGCACCTAACAGAGTTACAGTTTCAGCACAAGGATATCCAATTACAGTTGGAGCAGGTGGAACAGCATCAGGAACTTCAGCAGGTGGATCAGGAAATCCTGCAGTTTTTAGTACAATAACATCAGCAGGTGGAGGTGGCGGTGGTGGACCTGGATCTATTAATGGAGTTGATGGTGGTTCAGGTGGAGGTGGTCGATCAAATTCAAGTGCTAATGGTGGTTCTGGAAACACTCCACCAGTTACTCCAGCTCAAGGAAATAATGGTGCAGGAACTAATGGAAGTAATCCACAACCAAATAATGTTGGCGGTGGTGGAGGTGGTGCTACAGCAGCAGGACAAGTGGGTGGTGGACCAGAAACCGGTGATGGTGGAGCAGGAGCAACAACAAATATTAATGGATCACCAACAGCTTTTGCTGGAGGTGGTGGAGGCGGTGGTAACGGTTCTCCAGGTGCACCTTCAGGTGGAGCTGGTGGTGGAGGAAATGGTGCAGCACCAGGTGGTGGTGGTACAGCAGGAACTGCAAATACAGGTGGTGGAGCAGGAGGTTCAGCTGGTCCAGGAGGTCCTCCAGTAGGAGTAGCTGGTGGTTCTGGAATTGTTATTATTAGATATAAATTTCAGTAGTTGAATGGTAATTAAAATTAATATATAAGGAGAAACATTATGGCACATTTTGCAAAATTAGGAGCTAACAGTAAAGTTATTCAAGTATTAACACTTGATAACAAAGACATGCTTAACGCTGATGGTGTTGAAGATGAAGCAGTAGGTCAACAATATTTAGAATTACATAATAATTGGCCTGCACAAATGTGGATTCAAACATCTTACAACACATCGCATAATAAACACAACTCTGGTGACAACTCAAAAGCATTAAGAGGTAATTACGCAGGTATAGGCTATACTTGGGACGAAGATAATCAAATTTTTTGGCCTAAAAAACCTTACGCATCTTGGGTAAAAGATATTGAAAATGCACATTGGAAATCACCAATTGGTGATTCACCTGTATTAACAGCAGAACAAGAATCACAAAATGTAGCTGGTACACATCTTTGGGAATACAATTGGAATGAAGATGGCCAGTCTTGGGACTTGACAGATCGATTAGCATAAATTAAAAATGGTGGTGGTATGCAAAAGAAAGTATTATCTGAAATAGCGTTATATTATGGTGATGTGGCAATGCCTAAAGATTGGGACATTGACCGAAATAAATTACAAGAAGACATTTTAAAATCAGAAGTTACAGATTCACCTTTTCCATTTTCAAGAACTTGGGATATGTTAAATACATATGTAAGAGACTACATTAATCTTGAATATGGGATTAAATTAGTTAACAAAGAAATGTGGGGAAATATGTATAAACCCCAAGAAACCACAATTCCATTGCTTAATATTGATCCAGTGGATCTTAGAAACTCACCAGATTTTACATTATTGTATGGTGTAAACGTCAAAGATTGTATGGTTAGAATACATTATGAAGACAACAGACGTAAAGGTAGATCTTGGGATATACCTTTGGAAAACAATAAATTTATTATGTTTCCATCAACAAACATGTACTATTTAACCAATAATCAAAAGGATAGTTTAAACTTTGTGCAAACAATAACTTATGAATATTGCTAATTATTATTGGTATTTTAGTGGTGCATTAACACCTAAATTTTGTGATGATGTAATAGCTTATGCAAATTCACAAAAGGAAGTTATGGCTAGAACTGGTGGTTATGGAGACAGGAAACTAAATAAAGAAGAAGTTAAAAATTTACAAAGAAAAAGAAAATCAGATTTAGTTTGGCTTAATGATACTTGGATTTATAAAGAATTACATCCATATGTTCATATGGCTAATAAAAATGCTGGTTGGAATTTTGATTGGGAAAGATCTGAATCGTGTCAATTTACAAAATATAAACATAATCAATATTATGATTGGCATTGTGATAGTTGGGACAAACCTTATGAAAAAGAAGGACCCGACAAAGGTAAGATTCGAAAACTATCTATGACTTGTCAGTTAACAGATGGTTCAGAATATAAAGGTGGTGAGTTAGAATTTGATTTTAGAAATTATGATCCACATATGAGAGACGAATCGAAGCATAGAATACAATGTAAAGAAATATTACCCAAAGGATCTATTATCGTATTTCCTAGTTTTGTGTGGCATAGAGTTAAACCAGTAACATCAGGTACAAGATATAGTCTTGTGGTATGGCATTTAGGGAGGCCTTTTAGATAATGCTTATAAATCATTATTTTCCAACTACAATATGGAATGAAGAAAAACCAGAGTTTGTTAAATCGTTAAACAAAGCAAGCAACAAATATATTACTGAGTCTCGTAAAAGAGAAAAAGCTTGGATAAAAGAAAAAGGTGATTTTGGAAGATCATATCATTCAACACCACTTACAATGGATAATGAATTTTTAGATTTTAGAAATTACGTTGGTCAAAAGTCTTGGGAATATTTAGACCACCAAGGTTATGATATGTCACAATATCAAACTATGTTTAGTGAGTTGTGGGTACAGGAGTTTGCTAAAAAAGGTGGTGGTCATCACTCTGCACACATACATTGGAACCAACACGTATCAGGATTTTATTTTTTAAAATGCAGTGACAAAACTTCTTATCCTGTATTTCACGAACCAAAGACTGGAGCAAGATGCACAAAATTAAAAATGAAACCAGGATTAAAAGGTGTATGGCCAGGTCATGAACAATTTCATTTAAAACCTAAACCAGGAACACTAATTATATTTCCAGGATATTTGGAACATGAATTTGCTGTTGATCATGGTGTAGAACCTTTTAGATTTATACATTGGAATATACAAGCTGTGCCAAAAGGAATGGCAAAAGATGTATAAAGTAATTGATAATTATTTAGATGTAGATCAACATCTTATTTTAAAAACAATTATGGAATCAAATGAATTTCCTTGGTTTTATACTAAAGGGAAAGTTAAGAAAACAGATAAACCAAAACTTTTTGATTATCAATTTAATCATATTTTTTATATAAATAATAATATTAACTCAAACTTTTTTAATCATCTAAACCCTATTTTAGATAAATTAAAACCATTATCTCTTATTAGAATAAAAGCTAATTTAAATCCTCCCACAGAAAAACTTATAGAATCTGATTATCACACAGATAAAGACTTTAAATGCAAGGCTGCTGTTTATTATGTCAATGATAACGATGGTTATACTATGATAGACAAAGAAAAAATTTTAAGTAAAAAAAATAGAATGGTTTTATTTAATGCTAATCAAAAACATTTTGGTACTAATTCAACTAATTGTAATAATAGAATGGTAATTAATTTTAATTATTTTTAATATGAGTTTTAAGAAAAATAAATACACAGTTATTAGGCAAGCAATATCAAAAGATTTAGCATCTTTTGTTGCAAACTATTTTAATATGCAAAAGCAAGTTTATGATACTTGTAGAGCTTCAAGATACTTTTCACCATTTGAAACTATCATTGGATATTATGAAGGAGAGAATGAACAGATACCAAACACCTATTCTCAATATGCTAATATGGCTATGGAAACATTATTACTTAAATGTTTACCTAGTATGGAAAAAGCAACAGGATTAAAATTATATCCTGCATATACCTATGCAAGAATTTATAAAAAAGGTGATGAACTTAAAAGACACAAAGATAGATTTAGTTGTGAAATTTCTACAACCATGAATTTAGGTGGTGATGATTGGCCTATATATCTAGAACCAAATCCTAAAAAAGGTGGTGTCAAACCAGGTATTGGATATGTATCAGATAATACTAAAGGTATTAGAGTAGATCTAAAACCAGGAGATATGCTAGTTTATTCTGGCTGTGAGCTAGAACATTGGAGAGAAAAATTTAAAGGCAAAGAATGCGTACAAGTTTTTCTGCATTATAACAATCGTAAAACACCGGGAGCTAAAGATAATATGTTCGACAAGCGTCCACATTTAGGTCTTCCTTCCTGGTTTAAACGATGATATAATCTTTAGATGGGGGCAGTACACCACCACATACC